GGTTTAACGATTGCTCGGGATTCTACATCGGGAATAACCTGGTTAGTGATTGATGCGGAAACTTGGAAGCGATCTCCGGCAGAATTAGGGTGGGGAGGGATGCCGAAGGCCAATCTTCACTAGCTTACGGTGCGGTGGTGGGTTCAACATCGGCAGTTTCGTGACCGGCCTGTTCGGGTTTCATAACGGCGGTGCCTTCAAGGTCGGGTCCGATACGGGTGTGCAGTCTCTCCCTGGCATCGACAATCGGCTGGTAGCCTTCAGGGCGCAGGACGGTGAGGAGGTTATGGTAACGCCGAAGGGTGCTGGTGTGGGTGCAATCGGCCCGACCAACATCGTATTCAACGTGCAGGCTAGGGACGCGGATAGCTTTAACCGGTCGCAGTCCCAGCTTCAGAACCGGCTGCTGGCTGGCATCGGACAGGCTCGGAGGAGGCGGTAGTGGCATATCTGGTAGGCGTTCGTCTGAACGAAAACATCGAACGTGGTGCTCTCGGCGGCGGTCGCTTCAACACCTCAGTGCTGGAGCTGGACAGCGGATTTGAGAAGCGCAACAAGAACTGGTCGGTTCCCTTGTCCGAGTTCGACATCGGGTTCGGTCTGCTGCTCAAGCATCAGGTTGACCCGTCTGACATCCAGCTCGACGTGGACGAACTGATCAACTTCTTCTACATCGTGAACGGCATGGGTGACTCCTGGCGGTTCAAGGACTGGTCCGACTTCGAGATCGGATACCAGAACGGATCGACGGCAGGCATCTCGCGCCAGTTCCTCGGACTGGGTGATGACAGCACCACGGACTTCCAGTTCTTCAAGCGATACTTCTTCGGCGGCAAGACATTCGACCGCCTGGGCCTTACTAAGCTGGTGGATGACCCCACGATTGAGCTGGCCAAGGACGGAGTTATCCTGACCCAGGGCGGCGGTGGCACGCAGTACACCATCGACGCAGACCGGGGTCTGTTCAAGCTGAACACTGCCCCCCTCTCTACGGGCGGCACGGGTCCTGGCGGCGAGGAGTTGTTGGAGTTCCGGTGCAACTTCGATCTTCACGTTCGGTTGGGCACTGACGATTTGAAGATTAACCTGGAGATGTTCAATGCGGGATCGTGGCCGAACATCCCGGTCACTGAATTGCGCGGCAATGGGATCGACTAATGGCAAAGGATACCTCTGCCGGAATGGATACCCACCTCCTCCAGGAGGTGACGACGCTCGCCATGGCTACGGTTATTGAGCGGACTGACGGTACCAAGTTCCGGCTCACCACTTCTTCTGAGAGTATCAGCATCGACATCGGAGACGGTGACGGTGAGCAGGTGTACTCTGCCCAGGAGGGTATCTCCCGCACCAACGTCGAGAGCGATGCTGAGCTGAACGTAGACAACCTCGACATCGTAGGCATCTTCGACAATGCCGTGCTGAAGGAGACGGAGCTGCGGCGTGGCCTGTTCGACTTCGCGGACTTCAGGATTTTCGTCTTCAATCACCAGAAGACGGCAGACGGTATCATCAAGATTTTCCGGGGGCAGTTCGGTGAGGTGATCGTCACCAAGCAGGACTTCTTCCGGGTGCAGGTGCGCTCGATGGTGCAGGTCTACAGCAAGGAGACCGGCGAGAGCTACAGCAAGGACTGCCGCGCTGATCTGGGGGACATCCGCTGCCGTGTTCCTGTCTACTGGGATGAGGAGGAACAGACCAACAAGCTTGATCGGACCTTCCCGGCGAGCCATATCGGACCGAATATTACATACCAGCTTGGCGACTTCGTAGCGATCCCGACCACGCCATCTCCGAATGACTGTGCTCTCATCCAGATGAACTTCGAGGGTGTGGATGGAGCCACGTCCGGTGCTGGCTTCGTGAATCAGGGCACCCATTCCGACCCCACCATTGTCGGCACGCCTGAGATCGACACGGCTCAGATTCCTGCCGGTGGTGACAGCATCAGCTCCATGCTGTTCGACGGTAGCACGGACCACTTCAGCTTCGCGGACACGGGTGTGTTGGATTTCGGCTCCAACAAGGTAACGATCAGTGGTTACTTTCGCCTGAACTCTGTTGGTGTGGCACACACGCTTGCCAGTAAGCACCAGCCCACGGGTGACCAGAGGGCGTGGCGGTTACGCATCCTGGCCTCTAATATTCTGGAGTTCGATGTTCACGACGATGGACTGGTCACCCCCGACATTACGCTCACGGGCGGTACGACGATCCTTGTGGACACCGACTACCACGTGGCTGTGGTACGCAAGACCAACGGTGACTGGGAGATGTTCCTGGCCGGTGTGAACGAGGCTGGTCCGACTACTCCGTCTGGGGATGTATTCAATAGCACCTCTAGCATCCACCTTGGTGCTGGCGCTGGAGGTGCAGTCGATCTCCTTGATGGCTGGTTGGATAGCTGGGAGATCGTCAACGGTTTCGCACGGTGGGAGACGGGCTTCACTCCCCCTACCGGCAACCTGACCAACACGAATGCGACCCTGATTTGGGAGGACTACCGCGACCGCATGTACGAGGTAACCACTGCGGGTACGTCCGGTCCTTGTATCGAGACTCCTGACGAGACGATCACCAACACGCATACTCAGGGGACGGCGGTCCTGACGGCTAACCATTCGTGGATGCGCTTCGCTGAGGTGACGGCTGTGGACGGTAGCGACCCTCGCCGCATCTTCACGGTGACGGAGCTGATGCCTACCTCTGGGCAGGCCGTGGGAACGAACCGCTTACCATCTTCGCTCGGGTTCCCGGACGATTGGTTCAATGGGGGCGCGGCCTACATGGAGGTGGGCAATAACGCAGGCCGGGTCGTCGAGGTACGTAACTTTACCGAGGGTGGAGGCAGTCAGGTCATCGAATTGATCTCGGACATGCCTTTCGACGTAGTGATCGGGGACAAGCTGCGCATCTTTCCTGGCTGCGACAAGACCAATGCGATTTGCATTTCAAAGTTCAACAGCGGAAAGACCTTCGTGGGCGAGCCATACGTGCCCGGTGAAGATACGCTCGGCCAGTACCCGGACGCTCGATGATGCACAGTAGGGCAAATGACATCGTGTATGCTGCCAATGGGCTCGTTGATGTACCATACCGGCACCAGGGTCGTAACTCGGCTGGCCTTGATTGTGCGGGCGTGGTTATCGTGACGGCTCAGTTGCTGGGGCTCACCGACAAGGACACGAAGGCGTATTCGCGCCGCCCCAATGTTGCGGAGTTCACGACATTTATGCTGGATACCGGCTGCAAGCAGCTCCCGTATGGAGCGCAGGAACACGGCGATATCTTGAGACTCAACTCTGAGGGCTGGCCGGTCCATATTGGTGTGTACGAAATTGACGATCAGGGAGAGGAATGGTACATCCATGCTCTCGCTCGTCATAAGAAGGTCACGCGCGATCCGTTGACGGACGATATCAAGCGGTCGATCAACTCTGTTTGGAGGTTTCCCTGAGTAATGGCTTCTCTGCTCATCAGTGCAGCAGTGAATATCGGTGTCGGGCTGTTGATGAATGCCCTGTTTCCGCCGCCAGATATTGAGCAGGAAGGCCCCCGGCTTACTGAGCTGGGGTTCACCTCGGCTACCTATGGGAAGTTCGTAAATATCATCTTCGGCACTGATCGTGTGGATGGAAATATCATTGATAGCACCGATCCTCCTATTGAGGAGATTGTAAGTAAGGAGAGTCAGGACGTTGGTGGCAAGGGGGGCGGCCAGCAGGTGACCACCACTTCATATACTTACTTCCTTACCTGTCGTATCGCATGGGGCATCGAGGGTGCCACGGCTCTTATCCGTTGGTGGGGCGATGGTAAGATCATCTATGACAACACGGGTTCGGGTCCAATCATCAAGGACGGAGTTTCTATCGTCTTCTATCCTGGTGGTGAGACCCAGGTGCAGGACCCCGAGGAGGTCGCACGCCGTGGTTCGAACATCCCCGCCTACGGTCATCTGACTTCCCTCAAGGTAGATCGTATGCCTCTGGCTGATTTCGCTAACCGCATTCCAAATTTCACGGCTGAGATTGGCTTCGCCAACACGACGAGCACTCCGATCCTGAACATGGTTGAGCCGTTCGGCCACTTCTTTTCGACCGGTGCGACTATCGACTTCAATCCAGATAAGAATGAAATCTACGTCAACAAGTTTGGCACGCCGCCTACGTTTGTAGCCGACGCCACCGACCTCACGTTCACGGCCAACGTCCCCACCAGTATCATCCCGACCGTCCTGGGCTCCATCGGCCGTGATGGGTTCTCTTACATGAGCACGGGCGTGAGCAACGCTGGTCCGATGCGGAAGGTGGATATCGTCACCGGAGAGCTTATCGGCACGCTCGGAACCGCCGGACTTGATCTCATTGATGACTCCGACAGTTTCGGCAACAGTGGTAAGTGGTACCAGCTCCAGGTCCTCGATCCCTTCTACGGGAACAAGAGCGTTGTGATCCACTTCAATACGGCTTTCGGCACCGCGAACGGCTCCGTGGTAGACGGTGATCAGGCTATTAACCCTCCCCCTGGGTACAATCCTATTGTCCATACTATGTCCACGGCTGATGGATTGACAAGTGATGGTGGACCTCTTGAAGGCCAGTGCATCTTGGATCACGACCGGGGCCGGTTCTTCATTTTCCAGGATGATGATTCGGTGGGCTCTTACAATCTGGTAAAGTATGAGCCTGTCTTCACCATTGACCCTTCGGGAGCTGTGGTACTTCAGCGTGTGGATACTTCTCTCGTGAAGACGTTCACGCGGGGCTCTATCTCTGGCGGCGACGACTTCGAGGGCACCGGTACGCCTGCGGGCTGGGCTGTTCAGCGCACTACCGGTGAACTTCTGCTCAGTAATGCTTCTAGCATCATTCTCTACAACCCGGACACGGACATCATCCTGGCTCAGTCTACTCTCACGAATTTCAGGAGCACCCACAACTACTACAGCGGCGACCGCATGGCTTATGGTCTTTCCGATACAGCCAACGGCACCATCCGTGTTTTTGATCCTCGCGATCTGACCATCGTAAAGGATACGAAGACGGATGATTTGCCATGGCCGAGCGGTACGGACGGTGAGATTGTGGAATCGGCGTGCTGTTGGGACGACCGGTTGCAGGCGCTGTTCCTGTCGCGTGGCTCTGGATCGGACGCTGCGGTGGACTTCCGTCTCTTGAAGATTTTCGTGAACCGTGTAGGTGCGCTTGGCGTAGGTCTCGATAGTGTGGTCCTCGCTCTGTCCACTTCTTATCAGCGTCAGAAGATGGCGGGCTTGTTGCCTGCTGACATTAATGTGACGACGCTGGCCGGGGAGATCGTGCAGGGTTACACCCTCAATCGGTCTAGCACGATGAAGTCTGCCCTCCAGCCATTGCGTGACCGTTTTCTGTTCGACTTGCATCAGTCTGATTGGGGTATCAAGTGTCCTCTGCGTGGAGCTAGTTCTTCGGTGACGATCCCGGAGGAGGACGTGGGCATTCTGAAGCGTGGCCGCAACCTTACGGACGAGCCTGCCCTGCGCGAGATGCGCCAGGACGACCTGTCCCTGCCTATGTCCTTGGCTATCAGGTACCGCAACAAGGATACGGACTACCAGATCGACGTGGAGCGTGATAAGCGGCATCTGTTTCCGAATCCAACTATGCGGTCGAAGACGGAGAGGACGATTGATATCCCTCTGGTAGAAACCCCTACCCCTATGAAGCAGTTGGCGCAGAAGACTTTGCTGACGGCATGGAATGAGCGGGTGTCCTACAAGACGATTGTCCCTTGGACTTACCTGAAGCTGGATGCTACCGACGTGTTCAGCATGGGTGTGTTCGGGGAGACGGCTCAGCTCCGCATGGCTGAGAATGATCTGGGACAGGGCTGGGCTATTGAGATTACGGGTGTGGTGGAGGATACTAAGTCTTTCAGCTCGACTTTGGCCGGTGGTGTAGGCTTGGGCCACAGGTTCCAGACGGTTCCTTCTTCCCTGCCGACGCGGTTGTTTCCTTTCGATGCTCCAATCTTGGGGTTGGCCGACCTCACTGATTTGCCTTCTTCGAATGCCTACATGGTATTGAGTGCCTTTGAAGATAGCTGGACGGGTGCTTCCGTTCTGCGCTCTACCGATGATACGATTTACATTCCTTCCGGTACGGGCAATGATGAAGCAGCTCTTGGTCGTGTGAAGACGGCTCCTGGCGCGTGGGGCTTTGTGGACGGTCATTTTCAGAACCGCTTCCAGGAAGTAACTGACGGTGGAACTATGGTGGTCACCATGTTGCGTCGGCCAGAGGTGTGGGCTTCTGCTGCTAACGAAGCGGCTGTGCTGGCAGGAGCTAACACTATCGGAATTATCCGGGGGGCGGATAAGCAGGTCGAGATTTTGAACTTTCAGAATGCTGTGATCAATGACGATAACACAGTGACGCTCACCCGGCTGTTGCGCGGTCGCCTCGGGACTGAGGATGTAGCTGATCTGGGTATCGCGACCGGCGATGACGTGATCCTGTTGTCAAACTCTACCAACGTCCATGAAATTGGACCTATCATTCGTCAGGGCCTCTCGTTGGCCGATCTGAATACGACGTTTTTCTTTAAGGGAGTGACGTTTGGCACGTTGCTCGAAAATGCTCCGGTGATCAGCGCGGTATATACGGGACGTGACATCAAGCCGTACTCTCCGGTTCAGCTTGCCTTTACCGGTTTCATCGGCTCGGACCTGGACTTCACTTGGGAACGCCGTACTCGTGGTCCGTTCGCAGGCGAATGGCTGGACGGCCAAGGTGAAGTGCCCCTGAACGAAACTATCGAGCAGTATGAGGTCACGCTGAATGATGGGGTCAACACCGCAATCAAGACGGTGAATGATATCAAGGCTGTGACCTTCACCGAAGCGGAGCAGGCTGGAGCATTGCCCGCTGCGCTGGTTCCGCCATTCAATGCCGAGGTTCGGCAGGTGAGTGGGCACGGTATCTTGTTCCGGTCCCCGGCTATGATCATCCCGGTCAACACGTTGACTCTAGGTCCAACTCCGTCTATTGTGAACTCCACGGTCTTCACGGCGGGATCGGGCACCAGTTATGTGGTCACCACCCCTGCGGGCACGCTCGACGGACACCTCATGGTGGCCTTCATGGCGATTGATACGACCAGTACCGCCGGGGCTCCTGCTGGCTGGAATCCTATGTGGAACCAGTTGTCGGGTTTTGCGCATGGACTGGCTTTCTACAAGATTGCCGCCTCTGAGGGCGGCACCCAGACTTTTACCAGCACCACCAGTCAGGCCACGGTGATCGGGTTGTTCACCCTCATGGATGCTGCTGCACCTAGTGTGTGGGCTTCGCAGGGGTTGGGTTCCAACAGTATCAACCACTTTTGCACGTCCATTGTACCGAACACCACGCGGTCCCTCCTTATGTCCCACGCTATGGGTGGATTTGGGGGGTCTACTTACACGGTTCCAGCCTCCATGAATGAGGAGTTCGATGCAACTTCGGGGGCCGCCACTGCTTCTCATGTATCCGCCGTCATGGCTACGGAGTCCCTGGACAGTGACGTTGCTACCGGTACTCGTCTTATGATCTCCACTCAGAGCGTTCATTACGCAGCCGGACAGGTTGCGATCCCGGCAATTCTCGCATAGCCTAAAAGGAAAGCACAATGGCTACCGAAAATCTTCAGATTCCTGACATTGCGTCGAACCAGAACCAGAAGGAGGTGACGGCCAACGCCGCCCACAATCTCCTGGACCGGGCGATGAATAACAATGTTCAGAAGGTCATCACCGTATCCACGTCGTTCACGACCACGGAAACGCGCGAGAATTTCGTGATCGAACTGATCGGCACCCCCGGTGGTCCCATCAATCTCGACATGCCGGATACCAACAATCGAACTCTGGCCATCGTCAACAATACTGACGACATCATGACGATCCGTAACTCGGCATCTGGCGGTACGGGCCAGCCGGTAATCGCCGTTGGTGAAGCGTCCATTTTCCATTACGATGGAACCAACTTCTTCGATCTGTCTGCTCTGGCGCTGTCCGTAGCATCCTGGCTCGGTCTGACGGATACTCCCTCCTCCTTCGCGGGCGAGAGCGGCAGGTACCCCCAGGTCAACATCGGAGCGACCGCTCTGGAATTCGTTGGTACGGCGGCCAAGCGGAATGTGATCGCGGCCACGACGGGAGCCATCACGCTGGCTACCGATATCGAGACTGGTGATGTCCTTGACGGTGTGACCCTGGCAGAATTTGACCGTGTGCTCGTGAAGAATCAGGCATCGGGCGAGGAGAATGGTATCTACTCTGTTCAGACTGCCAATCCTCCGATCCGGGTCGAGGATTTCGATGACGCTCTCGATATGCAGGAAAGCCCAGTCCTGATCCCCGTGCTGGAAGGTACGGCCAATGGTGCGACGGTGTGGCTGCACACGACTACCGGTGCCATTACCGTGGACACGACGCCACTGACCTTCGTAAACACGGCAACCTTCCTCGGTTTGGCAGACGCTCCATCCTCCTTCACCAACTTCGGCGGTCAGCAGGTCACGGTCAACGCCGCAGAGGGTGCAGTTGAGTTCACGGCACAGCACGCGAAGATTCCTGTTCGGGTTGCCACGGCTGTAGCGGGTACGCTGGCGTCCGACTTCGAGCCGACTGATACCGTGGACGGTATTTCCCTGGTTGAGGGCGACCGCATCCTGATCAAGGACCAGTCCACTGGATCGGAGAACGGCGTCTACGTGGTTGCATCTTCCGGCGCGCCCGCGCGCGCTATCGACTTTGACGATAACGCAGACGTGATCCTGGGTGAAACGATCCCTGTCCTGCTCGGTGACACGAATGCGCGTTCGGTGTGGATGCACACGGCTGGCACGGACATTGGCACCGACACGTTGACGTTCCTGAAGACGGAACCTGAAGTCGGAATGATGCCTCTGTCCCTGGGCAGTTTGCGCCTGCTCTCTACCGACGAGATCGCCGGGCCGCTTGACAACACCACCACCCCCTCCTTCGAGCGCATCAACGGCGCGACCGACAAGGGCCTGCGTGTTCTCTGGGGCCTGTCCAACAATGACGAGATCGCTTTCCCCGAAGTTTACATGCCGCCGGACATAGACACGGACAAGGACATCACCGTTCACATTGTGGGTGAGATGTCTGGAGCCACGGACACTCCCACCATCGACGTGCTGGTGTTCGACAGCTCGGGTGACACGGAAATGGGCGGCGTCACGGCCACCTTCACCGACACGAGGGCTGAGAAGACCGTGACCATCTCGGCTGCGAACCTCACGGGCCACCCTCTGGGCTGGCTCAGCATTTCGCTCATTCCAGTGGGTGCCCATGCAGCGGACACCCTTGCCATCTTCTCGGCTTGGATCGAGTACACCCGCAAGGTAGCTTGACCCAGGGTCAGCCTACTGATACCTTATCTTGAGTAACGAAACGGGAGAATAGTCATGAAGAAGTGGATTCTTATCGGCGTAGCCGCCCTCGCATTGTCGGGGTGTGCCCAGGGCATCGCTGCCGTCTCGGGGAAGATTCAGACGGACGCTGCGTTCAACGAGCTTGTGCTGGAAGACGTGCAGGCGGCCATTGTGCTCGCCACGCAGTCGAACGACGAGCTGGGCCTCATGTGCTGGACCTACCTGGAGCGGTTCACCCTCGAAAACGCCCCCGACGCAGAGAACCCTGCGGGTAAGGTGGTCGGTGTATTCTCGGCATACCAGAAGGCTCGGAACGTGCGCAAGACCGTGATCGAGGTAGAGATTTCGGACGCCTTTAGGCTGGAGTGTGGCCCGATGCTCACCGAGAGCATGGGCGTGCTGGGTCGTCTCGGGGTCAGGATCGCGCTGTAGTGTCTGATCGTACCGACCATTATCTGGCCATCGTTCTTTCTGATCTGATCTATGAGAACTGGAAGGAGGTGCATCATCGTCTCAGCGTGATGGGCTTCGCCATGTTGGGGGAGCCCATCTCGCACGCTGGCTCCGAGTGCATGGTGGTCCGCAACAAGACTGTCGCTTATCTGGTGTTCCGTGGGACGGAGGCCAGCAGGGGTAGCATCAGCGACATCCTCAGCAACGTGGGGGTACCGGCACGCTGGGCTGGTCAGGGTTTGGCCCACAGTGGATACGACCGTCACTTCTCCATGATCCGGCGGCAGGCCAGGGATCGGGCAGAGCTGGTCGAGACCGCGACCCCCCTCCATATCACGGGTCACTCGCTCGGCGGCGTC